TAACATTATTGGTTCTGATCTTTATTACTGGGCTTACGATCCTTCATTTACAACTCGCGCTGTTTTACTAAGTTCTATCGGAGGCGCTGTTGCCGTTCCTCAACAAGTTACTTATTCTTTATTTGCATCTAGTGGTCACTACGTGGCACTGGGTTGTACTAATTATGATGCCGCGGGTTCAGCTCCAGATTACTTAGGTACTTATGATGCACTACTTATTCGTTGGGCTAACGTGGATGCAACCATTGGTCCAGAACCTGAAAACTGGAAACCTGAAGTCACTAATACCGCTGGGTTCTTAAGAATACAATCAGGCTCACGTATTATTTCTGCAATTAATTCAAGACAAGAGATGTTAATCTTTACTGATACATCTGTAACTTCTATGCAGTTCTTAGGTACGGCTGAAGTATTTGGCTTACAAGAGTTATCACATAACATATCGATTGCAGGACCTAATGCTGTGACAGGTATTAACAACGTCGTTTACTGGATGGGACGAGATAAGTTCTATACATACTCTGGTCGTGTAGATACATTACCTTGTACACTACGTCAATACATATTTGGTGACATCAATAACCAACAACAACAAATATTCTTTGCAGGTACTAATAACCAGTTTAATGAAATCATTTGGTTCTATTGTTCAGCGGCATCTAATGAGATTGATCGTTATGTTATTTATAACTATTCAGAAAGTATTTGGTATTATGGTGACTTAAGTAGAACCGCTTGGATTGATTCAGGCGACTTCACTAATCCTCTTGCTGTAGCTCATGATCTAATTGGCGATGGCTGGGTATATAATCATGAAACAGGTGTAGATGATGGTCAACCTTTAGGGGCTCCTCCGTTACCTATAGCGGCTCATATTCAGTCTGCTACTGTGGATATTGATGACGGAGATAAATATATGTTAGTGCGTCGTATTATTCCTGACGTTAACTTTACACAGTCTCAACAAACTAATCCTGTTACAGGGGCTACTAATACTATTCAAGCTACAATTACTGTAGGGGTTCAAAACTTCCCAGGTGCAGCGCAAGCTACTACAAATGCATCAGGTGTTACAACCGCCCGTAACATAGTCACTTCAACAGCCACAGTGGATCAATATACAAACCAAGTATTCGTAAGATGTCGTGGTCGTCAGATGAGCTTTAGAATTGAATCAAACGATGTGGGAACTCAGTGGCAACTTGGTATGCCTAGAGTTGATGCACGTCCAGATGGAATGAGGAACTAATATGGCAAATTATATTACCAATGTAAAAGCACCTGCGTTAGCGTTAACACCTACACAGTTTTCTCAAATACACTTTGACTTATATAATGCTCAACTTCGTGTTTACTTTAATACAGTCGATGCAGCTAATGCACAAACACAACAAGCAGTTAACAGTCTTAATACTATGATTTGGTTAGGATTATAAATGGCATATCAAAATATAACAGGAATACAATTAGGTCAAGCTGAAATTACAACGGGGTATACTACTATTTATACTACGCCTGCAACTTCAAGAACCTATGTCAAAGACATTAATATATGTAATACAACCGGAATATCTTGTACTGTAACTGTTTGTTTAGTGCCTAATACAGACTCAGCAGGACCAGAAAATGCGTTAATATATAACTTAACACTCTTTGGTAGTGACTTATATAGATGGCAAGGTGTTCAAATTATGAATGCTGGAGATACCATACAAGTTAAAGCTTCTGCAACCGGTGCTACAATTACCATTTCTGGTGGTGAAGCTGTATAAATCATGTTAATATTACACTATCTTAAAAAGGACTTTTTATGGCAACACATCAACTAGCTAAAGGCTTAGCTTCCCTAGGTAAACATGGCGACTCTATGCTTATGCATGTTAGCCCCTCTGAAGTAGCGGGTTTACAACAATTAGGCAAAATGACAGGTCATAAACTACACACTAATCCTCATACAGGTATGCCTGAAGCTTTTGATTTTGGTGACTTTTTATCTAATTTATTACCCACTGCTGTAGCTATTGCATTAGCTCCTGAAACAGGTGGCGCTTCTTTAACTACTCTTCCTGAAACTATGGCTGCTAATGTGGCAACGACTGCGGCAACAAATGCTGCGACTAATATAGCAATGGCTCCGATTATTGGTGGTATGGCAACGGGTGCTGCGGTAGCAGGTGCTAAAGGTCAAGATCCTTTAATGGGCGGTTTGATGGGTGGCATAAGTGGTTATGGTGCACAGGGTTTATCTAAAGCATTTAATAATATGGCGGGTATGACCCCAACAGCTGATATGGGTACTACTGCATTAAAAGATTCTGCAGGTAATGTAGTAGAGCAAATTAAATCAGCCGGTATGGATGCAATTCCACAAGGCGCTTCCACTGAGTTATACTCTGCTCCAGGCGTAGTAGGAGACGTAGTACGAACAGGCGTTCCAAATCAAGCATTAGCTGCAAATTCTGGTGTATCTAATTTATTAGGTAGCGCAGGTACGAATTTAGGTAACGTAGCATCAGGTTTAGGTGACTTTGCTAAAAACCCTTTTGATACTTATAGTAAGTTTACTTCACCTGCTGTAGGTGGATCTGGTATGCAATTGGCAACAACCTTTGGTCTTCCTGCATTATCTGCTATGCAACCTGAACCGTTCGACATGGCTGCGGAAGAAGAAAAACGTAAGGCAGAAGAAAACAAATACAGAGATCCAATTACAGGCAAACTTAATTTATTACAAGCATCTCCTGGTTTAAGACTTGCTACAGGTGGTACAATAAATACAAATCAAAGTACTGTGTCAAATGGCGGGCTTCAAGATTTATATGGCTCTAATGATAATACAACAGGTTCCGCATTAAGCCAAGATGGTTATGGTATTGGTAGATTAAATGCACTAGCTGCTGCAGGTTCTAAAGCTAAAGCTGCAGATACATTCTATGCTGCTGGTGGTCCAATTGCTTTTGCAGAGGGCGGTAGTTCATATATCCATATTCCGGGCTATAATGACCCAGTAGTTAGCCAAGGTTCTTTAGGTAATCTTGGTCCGATGGGTTTACTTGCTGTACTTTTCGGACGTAACCCTGCTTTACTTAATACCCTTATGAATAAATCAACTCCAACTACAGCTGCGCCTGCAGCGAGACCGGCTGCGCCAACAACTATAGATCCTTTAAATGCGCCTGGCATGTACCCACAAGCCGCAGATAATTATATGGCTTCTAAACCTACAGATAAAGGTACATTTGCTTTACAAGCAGCTAAGGGTGGTTATTTAGATGGTGCTGGCGATGGTATGAGTGATTCAATTCCTGGTACAATAGAAGGAAAACAACCTGCTCGTTTAGCGGACGGTGAATTTGTAATCCCTGCAGATGTTGTAAGTCATTTAGGTAATGGCTCTTCTAAAGCAGGCTCGCAAAGACTATATTCAATGCTAGATAAAGTAAGAAAAGCAAGAACGGGTCATACTAAACAAGGTAAAGAAATCAACCCTAATAAATACATGCCTGCATGAAACAACTACACATAGTTAATCCCGACTATATGTATCAAATATGGGATAAGATAGAACCGTTTTTTGATAGAGCTATGCTAGCTGGTACAGACGATTACAATGTTGACCAGTTAAAAATGTTGCTCGTTGAAGGTAAACAAGTTTTATTTGTAGTTGTTGAAAATGAACAGATTATTGGCGCGTTAGCAGTAGAGCTTATTAATTACCCAAATCATAGAGTAGCATATACATCAGCAATAGGCGGCAAAGATTTATTTGATGAAGATACTACTAAGCAATATGAAGATTGGGCTAGATCTCAAGGCGCAACTAAAATTAGAGCATTTGCAAAAGATGCACAAGCAAGATTATATAAAATGAAAATGGGATTTGACATTGTAACGCACGTTGTGGAGAAAAAATTATGATTAATATGTTTAACTGGGTAGATAAATTAGTAGGCTACTTCACACTTAATTTTGGCGGTGGAGGTGGAGGTTCACAAACTTCTACAGGTACTACTTATACTTCTAATATTCCTGAATACGCTAAGCCGTTCTATGAACAGGCTATGGTTGAGTCAGCTAAGAATGTATTTAATACAGATTCAACAGGCGCTGTTACAGGTGTTAAAGGAATGCCTACTTATACAGGCGAAAGAGTTGCAGGATTTACTCCAGGTCAAGTTGGTGTTCAAAGAGATATAGCAGGTCTTACACAACCAGGCGGTTTTGCAGATGCTACTCGTGGATTAGGTATAGGTTCAGGCATGGGGTATACTACCGCTGGTACAGGGCTATCAAAAGCATTAGGCTATACACCTTCTTCAATTTATGGTGGTACATTTACTCCAGGTATGGCCTCATATTATGGTGATCCGTATCAACAAAATGTTACAGATATTGCATTAAGAGAAGGTCGTCGTCAAGGTGACATCGCTAAATCAGAAGGTGCATTAGGTGCTATTAAGCGTGGTACATTTGGTGGCGCTAGAAATACTTTAATGCAAGCTGAACAAGAAAGAAACCTGCAACAAAACTTAGCTGACATTCAAGCTAAAGGAAGTCAAGCTGGATTCCAATCAGCACAACAACAATTTAATGCAGATGCTGCAAGACAATTACAAGCACAACAAGCTAATGTGCAAGCACAACAAGCGGCGGCACAACTTGCAGGTCAAACAGGTCTTGGTGGACTTACTGCGGGTCTTGAAGCTTCACATCAACAAGCAGTTACAGCAGCAGCACAACAAACATCTAATCTTGAAAGACTTAAAACACAAGCTGCAAGTGAAGGTGAAAAACAAGCGCTGCAACAAAAAATTGATGATCTTCAATATCAAACAGCTATGGAACAAAGAGATTGGGAAAAGAAACAACTCGAGTTTTACAATGCTATGTTACACGGTACAGCTGGTTTGGCACAAACACAAGTCAACTATGCTCCTCAAGCTTCTGGGGTTCAACAAGCTCTTGGTGGTGGATTAGGTTTACTTGGTCTTTCTAAAGCTTTAGGATAAAACATGAACATTATTAAAATACAAAATCAGCTAAAAGGTGTTCCAGATAATACACTAGTAGGATATGTACAGAACCCTACAGGGCAGGTGCCTACCTATTTAGCTTTAAGTGAATTACAACGCAGAAAAGAAATGCGTAGTAGTTATCAAGCTAATAAACCTGAAGATAAAACTGTTGCAGAAGATTTAGTTCAAGAAGCTCAACCACAACCAGGTATAGCTGGATTGCCAGAAGGTCAATCTATGCAACAAGCTATGGCTCCACAACCTGAAATGCCTGTCCAACAAATGGCACAAGGTGGACTAGCTGATTTAAGTATGGATAATCAAATGTTTAATGAAGAAAACTTTGCTACAGGCGGTATTGTTGCGTTTGCTAAAGGTGGTTCTCCTGATGAGTATGGAGTAATTATGCCTATTGTTCCAACAATGGATGATATGTCTATGCAAACACTTGCAGCTCAACAAGCTTTTGGTGTTGATCCAGATTTCTATAAAAAGACTTTAGAAGAAAGTAAAACAGAAAGACTTAAAGATTTAGAAGAATCTAAAAAAATGGATCAAGCACAATTACTATTAGCTATGGGAAGTGCTTTTGCTGGTACTCCTACTTTTGGTAAAGCTTTAAGTGTTGCAGGTGAAAAAGCTGCACCTATTATTGGAGCTATGGGTAAAAATCAAAGAGATATTAATAACATGTATAAAATGGCTGATAGAAAATCTCTTGAAGCTCAATATGCACAATCTCGTGGTGATGCTGCAGGAGCACAAAAAGCTATCAATGAAAAAGAAGGTTTATTACTTACTGCTCAACTTAAAGAAGCTGAACTTAAATCTGCTGAAGGTATTGCATCTACAAAAGCTAAAGCTACAATTGCAGGTAAAGAAGGTGATTTAAATTCTAAAATCTATGATAAAGCACAAAAAGACTTTGCTGCTACCTTCCCTTCAGGATCAGCATCTGGTGTATTCCGTGACAACCCAGGTTTTATTCAATTTGTTAAAAATCAATATCTTAAAAACGCGCAAGACTATATTAGGAATGGCACTATGCCTTCTATTCCTAGTGAATCACAATTATTAGATATGTTTAATAAAGGTAAAAGTAAATCTGCTGCTCCTATAAAACCTGCTTCAAAATTAAGTGGAGAAGACAGTCCATTAGCTGTAACGCGTCCTAAAAATATTCAAAGTATTTTAGATAAGTATCCTAAAACAGGATCTCGTTCTACAAATACACAAGAAGAGCTTGACACAGATTGGGCTAGTGCAGGCACGGGACTAGACGACCAATAAAAAAATGGAAGATATAAACGCCCTTTATAAGGCACTCGAACAAGCTGATGCTGCTGGTGACAAAGAGTCTGCTCAAGAACTTGCAAATTACATCAGATCATTACCTACTGAAGAACCTACTATTGAACAACCAGTAGTGGATGTTACACAACCTCCTACAATTAAACCCCCTGCAGTAAAACCTGTTACCCCAACAGCGCCTATTGATGTTATGGGACAACAATTTACAGCTGAAGATTATGCAAAATATTCTGGCATGCCTATAGCTGCTAAACCAGGTGAACAAGCTAAAGGTGAGTTTTCAGGAAACTTTGGAACAAGTCTTTATAATTTAGCTGCGGAGCTTGCATTAGCTCAAGGTAAAGTTACAGGTAATTATAAAGAAGCTGAAGAAACAGCTAAACGATTACGTGAGTATGGAGAAAAAACATACACTGCTGCTGATACTACTTGGAAAGAAGATCCTATAGCTAAAATACAGCAACTGGCTGGTGGTTCAGCTCCTTATATGATTGCTCCTATTGCTGCCGCTATGGCTAGTTCTGGTATAGGACTTACTGGTTTAGCAGCAGCAGCGCTTCCTTTCTTAACATCAACAGGTCAATTTGTAGGTTCTAATCTTCAACGTCAAATGGGCACGGATAAAACTTTAGAAGAAACTAAATTAAGTACAGCCTTACCTGCCGCGGCATTTCAAGGCGCATTAGATCAAATAGGTCTTCGATATTTTCCGTTTGTTAAAAATTTATTTAAAGCTGGTGGTAAAGAAATTACTGATGAAGCTGCTAAACAAATTGTAAAAAAATCATTAGCAAGAAAAGTTGGTGATAAAATTATAGATGTAAATAAAGGTATGGTTATTGAAGGTGGTACTGAAGGCGGTCAACAATTTTTAGAAAGATTACAAGCGGGATTAGATATTAAAAGTCCTGAAGCTATGCAAGAATACTTTGATAGCTTTATTGGTGGCTATGCATTAGCAGGAACTATGGGAATATCTGGTCATGCTATTGAAGCTATGCTGCCTAAAGAACAACCACAAAAAGAAGCTGAAATTAAAAAAGAAGCTGAACCCGAACCGACTGATGAAGAACAACGTCCATCTAGAGAAACATTAAAAAAAGAATATTTAGCCGAGTTAGAAGCAGAAGCTAACGAAATTAACAGAGTTAAAGCAGAGGAAGCAGCTAAACTTAAAGCCGCTCAAACCAAACAAGTGGTTACTGAGGCCGCTGATCTCGAATCTATGCCACCTGTTAATCCTATGGAACTTACTGATACTACGTTAACTTCGTGGGGATTGAATAAAAATTCTAAAGCTTATAAAACACTTATTGGTAAAGATGTATCACTACCCGAAAACAGAATCTTACTTGATGATGCGTTAGAGGCACATCCTGGTAAAATAAATGAAAAAGCCGTTGATACATATAAATCCTTAATTGATCAACCGAAAGTAGAGGCAGATAATGGAAGACCTATCAGTGGAACAACTACAATTAGCGATGCAGTACCTGGAGGACTTGACGATGGAACTACCCAAGGAACTCAAGGACGTTTCGGAACTCCAGTTGATTTCAGTGGAAATATTGCTGGACTCCCTCAAACAGGAGAAGCGCCACTCAACGCTCCACTAGCACCAGTTACTCCTACCATACAACCAGAAGCGGCGCCTGTTGAAGAAGCTCCTGTTGAAGAAGCTCCTGTTGAAGAAGCTCCTGTTGAAACGCAACCTTTAACTCCTGAATTACAAGAAGCTAAAAAACTTATAGGGCAGCTTAATACACTAGACCCAGGTAATGAACTTATTCAAGACCTATCAGAATTAAGTGTAGATCAACCTACTATTAATAGAGCTCGTCAAACAGTTAACCAATTAATAACAGCTCGTAAAGCTAAAGCGGGTAAGACTTTAACCCCTGCAGAGAAGGCAGATCTTACGCCAGATGAATTTAATATTGAAGATGTTAAAGGCACCGTTGCAGAAGATCAACCTGAAGTTATTGCTACTACAACCAAAGCTAAAAATTTAGGACAGGTTCTTAATATACTACAAACAGAACATGCAGATAAAACAAGTGATGCAGAAAAAGCACTCATTAAAAAATTAATAAATGTTCCTAATTTAAATACTACTAAGTACCAAGTTGATACAGTTAACAAAGCAAAAAATACTACTTTTAGAGGTACCTTTAATAGCCTCTTAAATAAAGTTCGTATAGATAAGTCTATTGGTAATATTAAATCTATTCTTCATGAAGCTGTGCATTCTGCTACAGTAGCAGCCCTACGTAAAGCTGTATTTACTAAACATTCTGTAAACAAACAATTAAAAAATGCTGGTCTTCAACCTCATGAATATACTATGTCAGAACATGTGGGTAGAACTGAAGCTGGTAAACGTATGGTTAAAATATATAACACTGCTTATAAAGCATGGTCTGATACTGTATTTACAGATAAGCCTAAGGATAAACCATATGGTTTAAAAGATGTATTCGAGTTTACTTCAGAAGCATTATCAAATCCTGACTTCCAAAAGTTCTTAGCGGGTCTTCCAAGTATAGAAGGCGGTAAAGCTAAAGTATCTTCTCTATGGGATGATTTTGTAGAAGGCATTAAAAAGCTACTTAACTTAGGCGATATATCAGATACATTATTAAATGATCTTATTTCTGTAGTCCCTGAATTAATGGAAGGTCCTAAGACAGGTATTTTTGAAAGAATTAAAGATGAAGCTTCATCTGCAGAAAAATATATATTTGAACAACGTACTCCTAAAGCTAAACTAGATGATGACTTAAAAAAATCAGGTACAGTAGGTAAAGAAAAAGAACCTGAACCTACTACCTTTGATAGATTTAAAGAAGCTCCTATAAAAACTATTGATGAAATAGTTGCTGACTTCAGAAAAAATTTCTTTTCATTTGATGCTTCAATCAATAATAAAATTCTCATAGCTATGAGAAAAGAAGGCATTTCAGAAAAAGAAGTAGCTAAAAGTTTCTATGAAATACAAGTAGGTCAAGCACTTCATGCAGATCAATTAGCAGATATGTGGATGGTTCATGGAGGTATTAAATATAATCCTGAATCATTTAGTTTTATGATTGAAGACCTTGCTAATAGTATGTCTACTATTAGAGACGATTTAAAAGAATTAGCTAAACAATATAATGTATCTGAATATGAAATGTATCAATATGGTAATGCTGCTTTTGTGGCAAGTAGATCAGAAAGTTTAAAAAAGCATAATGATGATCTTAAAGATAAAATACGTAATTTATTGTTAAGAGGTAAAAAAGCAGATGCTGCAAAGGCCACTGAAAAGGGATTTAAGCTTGTTCACTTAACGCCTGCTGAAATTGCACACGGTATGAATTTTTTCAAAACTGTTCCTGAACTAGCAAAAATAAAAGAAACTTGGAATATAAATCGAGAACGCTTATTAAAGTTTGCGGTTGATCATGGACTTTATACTGCAGAACAAGCTGAAGAACTTTTAGATGTTATTGACTTTGTACCTTTCTACAGAGAACAACAAGCTGAAGCTAATAAAGTTCCTAAACCATTTACTCGTGGAATAATTGATACTGCAATAGATAAACGTTTAAAAGGTAGCTATAGACCTGTTCATAATGTGTTTGATAACATGGAACGTTGGTCTAAATATATTTTAAAAAAATCTATTAACAATCAAGCAGCTCAATCAAAAATTAAATTTTATTCTCAGTATATACCTGATGATATTAAAATTATTTCAGGAACTTCTACAACAGGAAACACTGTAGGTGTTTGGTACGATGGTAAAGTAGTTAAATACGAATTCCAAGGTTATGATGGCAAAAGCATGGTAGACGGCTTTACAGGACTTGAGCCTGTTGTTAATTTAGTAGTTCCTAAAATTCTTAATAAGTATGCTGCTTTTCAAAGAGCGCAGATTGTACTAGAACCATTATTTAATGCTGCCCAAATAACCATGGATTCATTTGATGCTTTAATTGCATCTGGTATTGAGTTTCCTATATTATTACCCTTGCAAGTAGCTAAAGAAATTCTTTTATCTCCTGTAGGTTTAAGTAAAGCTAGAACATATCTTAAAAAAACAGGTGATGTAGGTAAACGTGATTGGGCTTCTGAATATAGCAATGTTGATCTTGAAGCTATGAAGCAACTTAAAGAAATGAAATCTTCAGATAAAATGATTAAAGCTATTTTATCTCCAGTTACATATACTTATAAATCTTTAAAATTTATTGGTATGGCTGCGGACAATGTTATTCGTCAAGCTCTATGGTCTCAAATAATGTTAGAAACAGGTGACGTAGCTAGAGCTACTCATGTAGCACGAGAAATTATTAATTTCCGTAGAACAGGTGCTAATGCGTATATTAGTGCTGCTCGTCAAATGGCTCCATTTGTTAATGCTAACTTACAATCATCTAATGTTGCCTTTGGAACTATGTTACTTAGTGGTATAACTCCAGATTCAAAATGGGTTCAATTTAGAAGATTACTTACTAGTGGTGCTCAAGTAGCTACTGCTATTTTAATATTGACTGCACTTAATTCTGATGATGATGACTATACAAAATTAGATCCTAAAGATCGCGATAGATTACTTATTATTCCAGGAAGTGGTGGTTATTCATTACCTGTTCGCGGTAGTATTATTACTGCAATCTTTAAAAATATTCCTGAACATTTATATAATCGATATATTGCAGAAAGCGAAGATTCTGAAAAACTTAGAAAAGGTTTAGTAGAAGCATTTAAACGTTCTATTGCTATGCCTACAGGATTCCCTACTTTATTTACACCTATATTAGAAACGGCTTTAAATTTAGATACTGTAACAGGACTACCTTTACGTGGACAAAGTCAAAAAGATTTAGAAGCAGACTTACAGTATAGTAATAAGTATACTTCTCAACTAGCACGTTGGGCTAATGATGCATCTGGTGTATCTCCAATTGTAGTTCAAAACTTTATGAATCGTTGGTTAGCATCTACTAGTATGGTTATAAGTATGTTTACTAATAAATTAATTGCTGATATGAGGGGTGAAATATTACCTGAAAAGACAATAAAAGAAAAATTATTGCAATTACCTAATGCTAATAAGTTTATAACTAAACAACAAAACACACGTAATATTAATGATTACTATGAACTCAATGATATTGTAAATTCAATTGTAGATTCGGCTAATAAATATAAAGATATTGATTATGATAAATTTACAGAATATCAAGCTAAAGATAATAATGCAGCTATTATAGACATGCGTTCAGAGTTAGCCACTATTAGTAGAGACTTAGGAAATCTTAGAAAATGGGAAAATAAAATCTATTCTTCTAAAGACAAAGGTCAATGGACTGCTCAAACTAAAAAACAAGAACTTGATCGTATTGAACAATCACGTCAAGACCTTTTAGGCCATCAACAAAATGTTAAAGATAAATTAGATAGACGTATTCAAAATTTAAGAAAACAAGCTGGACTATAATCGCCAGACTCGTATACCTTTAACATGGTCTTCTATAACAACTTTGTGAACAAACTGAAACTCTAGTCGTTCACTTTCTTTTTGTATAGCTTTGATAGCTGACTCAGTATCGATAGCAGGTATAAAGATAGACGAGCCTGGTAAAAACGTAGGCCAATCAATCTGATAATTTACGCCGTTAGTGAACACTTCGTGGTATATCCAATGGTAAGTCGTTAGTCTTAAGTCCTTCAAAGCTAGAGTTATCGATCCATATGCATCGAACACCTGAGCCGCTAATATCTAATCCTTTTTGTAGCACTTTAGAATCTCCTGATTTATACTTCAAAACATTATTATCTTTAAGTTTTTTAATAAAATCCTCGTAATCTACGTTACCAAGATCCTTTAAGTATGAGCGCATTATACCTACAGGAATGTATATTGTGTTAGTATCTGGTTCAATTCTTACACGTAATTCATTGATTGGCTTTAATAAAGGGGCTTCTTGCAACCCTGTTCGTGAATCTATGACACTATTAATAACTAAAGTGTTCTTTAAATTTTCATGTAAGAACGTAGTTAATGTTTCCATAGCATCGAAATCACGAGCCTTAAGTTCTATTCTAGATTTATCTAACTCTAGTTTAATAGCATGTTTAACAGGTTCTAAGTTTATATTATGAATACCTAATTGCTTAGCAATCTGAGCGCCTAAAAATACTGCAGCTAATGTAGCAGAATACTTGCGGTCTTCTCCCGCTATGTTCCATGCCTTATCAATTTTTTCTTGAGTTTGTTTTAAAGCTATTTTTACAGATTCAAGATTAGATATAATCCATTGAGCATATATTTCCCCTGCATGTCCATAGTTATCAAACAGTCTACCAAAGTAATCATCAGCTTCTTTCTTTGTTAAGCTTGTATCTTTATCAATACGTAATTGTAAGAAGCGAGCCATCTCACCTGAAGCTTTGGCATTTGATGAAAACATAACTGTTCTAAAGTCTGTATTAGAAGATACAACACATATCAAATTAAAGACAGTATCATTTTGTCTTTCTTTATTTGTGCCACCACTACCCATACGATTTCTACCACGACCTGTTGACATGAACTTTAAAAACTCATGTAATTGATCAGGTGTTACTTTAGTAAATTCATCTACTGCCGCAGGTAAGTTATTCATGTAACCCATACGATTAATTACTGAGTTACCTGTATCACCCCATACTTGAATAAGTTTAGCTGATAGTTCAGGATTACCATATACACTAGTCATAGCTTGTAATACAGTAGACTTACCTTGTCCTGATTCAGGATTGTATAAATTAATTACTGCTGATTTTTCTTTTGTTTTAAAGAAGGGCATGAGTAAAGAACCAAATGCACAGAAGAAACCAAACGCACGTAACTCCATACCAGGTCTTTCATAAACTGATATAGCTTTCTTCCATTCTTCATAGGTCCCTTTCTTTTGTAATGCTGGGTTAACATCATTTAAATCTTCAGATACAGGAACATACTTAATACCAAAAGCACTAATCTCACGATTACCTATAACAACTTTGTTATATAAAGCATTCCAACCATATTGTTTATACATAGGGGTTGATGGCTTTTGTTTTTGATCAGCATCTACTACAGCTATGATGTAATCAATAACGTTATCTAACTTCTTACCATTTCTAACAATACCTTTAGCTACTAAAATCTTTCTAGCTTCATCACGAGATAGTAATTGTGTTAGAGGTGCTATGAATTCTTGAACACCTTCATGAGGTAAATGTAATTTAAACCATGCACAGAAACCTATAGCGTGATCATTTAATATTTCAACAAGATAAAAGTCATAGTCATACACCATGATAGCTTCTTCATCTTCATCAGCTACAGTTTTATATACACCACCATTCTTTCCTCTGAAATATGGAAATGGATAGTCAGGTATTTGGTATGTGACAACTTTACCTAGTTCTTCTGACTTAGCTTGTATAACATTATCTGCACCTTTAGAACGTAGAATAACTCTACCTAATTCTATAGGAGATGTAATCTTACCTTTATGTTTACATCCGTCACAACCTTCAGGACGTAAGCCTTCAAATTGTCTACATGTATGTGGACCTGGAATAGCACTAGCTTTAGCTTCTGTTCTAGCATAGTCATAATCAGGGTGATGTTTAGATATGTTGTGGATTGCTGATTCAGAGTCTTCACAGTATGCTGCAATAGATAAACCTGATCTCCATAGTGGTTCTTCTACTGTTGCTTGTTTAGTCATGATATGAACTAATTGAGCGCAGCCATCATCTTTACGGCAGCGTTCAATAATCTTCATAAATTTAGATGAGTTGTTTCCTAGTATAGCTTTTGTAGCTTCATCTAGTGGACGTTTAGTTTTAGGTTTATCTGTTAAATGTATAGGGATAAGACTTGCTAGTTCATCAAAAGCAGTGGGTGTGCCAACATTAAGCACAATAACATCTTCAGGTTTAGCTACATCTTTATAATTCTTTGTGCCTGGAACTCGTAAAATACGAGCCATGTCAGCAGTGCAAGCACCGTCAGCTTTGAGTCCATGTTTAGCACACAGGAACTTTAAACCTTCAGCAACAGGTTGCCATATAACTTTATCGACAGGTTCAGTAAAAGACCAATAACAATGGATACCTCTACCTGAGTCTACAATTGTAGGAGCAGGGAGTTGTGTAGTATCTGTAAAAGAACGTAACGCTACAAGTGCAGCATCTTTAGTTTCGTAGTCTTTCCATTTACGTTTCTTTGTATCAAACCCACAGTCTATATCTAACCATAGAATACGTTGTTCTTTTGCATTTATTTTCTTTCGTTCAGTCGGCTCAACATAAGTTGAACATGCAAAGTAAACGTCTTGCTTATCGCTTAGTAATTTATTTACTACTTCAATTGCTTCATCTATGGAATTTATAAACTTGGGAACTACTACATTTTGTTGGTCTTTGCCTAGGACACAATAATATCCTTGATCAGGCCATACTTGTTGTAAAAATTCTTTTGTTTGCATTTATCTCTCAAAATGTTGTGTTGCTAAAATAAGTGGGGCAGTATTATTTGCCCCTAGGTATTACTTGTTAAGATTAACGATTAATTCCTTAATCTTTTGGTCAAGTTTTCTTGATGGCTTTGCTTTACCCGAAAACCAATCATACACCGTTTGCCTTGAAACGTTAAGCGCTTTCGCTACTTGACTAGCAGGGTGTTTTAGTGATATGCAGACCGCACCTAAAAGTGTCCCTGTAGTTTCTTTAGCTTTAGCGTTTGCTTCGATTACTACTTGGGAGTAACCACGCATGATTACGCCCAATCTGATACTAGATCATCTAAACTTACATCACCTTGGTCTGCTTTAGGTGCCGCTGGTTTAGGAGGAGGTGGTGGCACAGGTTTTTCTGCTGCACGAACTGTAGGTTCAGGAATATCATCTTCTACTTTAGGTGCGGCTACTTGTGGACGTTGAATAGGTTGTTGTTTCTTTGTTTCAAACTCTTCACCATCTTCTTTATTAATATTTACTGATAATGTAATAGCACGTTTAGCTTCTTCTGAAGTTGACTTCGTGGCACATACTGCATACTCGTCATCATTAAGAACACGAATAGCTTTAAAGCCAATCTTAGTGCTTGATGAATCTTCATCGAAACTTACACGTGATACAACCGACATTAAGTTTTGACCATTTGCACGAACATAATCTGTGTATTCATGTAGTGGTTTACAATCTTTTGTACCATTACCAAATATTGATTGTGCAGGTAAAGTCATTTGATATACATCACCATTCAAATCATCAGCACGAACAACAGCAATACGTCTACTAAAACGACATGCTTTAGTTCCATTAGCGCCTGAACCTTTAATATTTTGTGGACATGATAAACAATTTTCTGCTTGCTTTTCTACAACTGCTTCATCAGGTTTTTGGCTATCAGATGTCCAACATGTTGGTGGTGGCATTTTTTCACCTGGTACATAAGCTTTAGAAAAATACATTCTATGTACATGTGGTGATGCATTAACAATAATTACTTCGAGAGCGTCTTGGTTAGACTTCTCAATCTCTTTACCATTAACCATTAATCTAAACTTACCACCACGTATTGATATACGTTTAGCAGTTGATGTGCTTCCTGTAATGTTTGCGGTGAAGCCGTCATCTCTACGTGAAACTGTTGATACTGCGGTATTTCCAAATACATCTAATTCTGTACTCATACTTCCTCCTTAGTTCTACTTTTAGTTATTCTTACTGTATATTCACTTGTTGCTTGTAAACCTGGTGGTGCTTTGTCAGGGTTTTGTTCTAAAAACTCTTTAACTGTCGATTGAACTAATCTCTTTTCAAAGAACTCAGGCATATCATTTTCTTTTATAAACTTGTACATTTCAGGCCAATCGCTTGTCCAATATCTTGTACGTAAAGTTCTTGATAATGTTCCAACTTTAGTTTTCAAACTAGTTACATTTAATGTCCTACATGCTTCATTCAAAGCTAGATCAACTTTGTCTTTCTGAGTTTTAATTTCAGTGATTTGATTTTCTAATTCATCAATCTTATCTCTCATATTGACAGAAGCCTGCATCATCTTCTCTATCTTATTGTCATCTAATTCCATATTCTCTCCTTTCAAACATTAAGGATAACAGTATATCACAACTATTTACTTTGTCAACTATCTTTATCAATTAAATCTTCATAAGTAAGTAGTACCCAATATGCAAATTGCAATAATTGTTTTGGGGAAGCACTATTTTTCATACTATTAGCTTTATTACTTATTACTTGTACATTACCTTTAACATACCCTTTAGTATTATCAATTCTATCTAATGAAGGTGAGCCTTCACAAGCACCTCTTTTACCACTAGGACTAAATACTTTTTCTATAGGAATTCCTAATACAGGACAAGTAGTAGGTATATGTATATCTTCTTCAGATATTGTAAAAGGCACTCCTTTTTTTATTGATCTATGTTTAGCACTTAATAACAATATTTTTTGTGGGTTTTTTTGACTATACTCATACCCGTATAGTCTTAGTTTGTCTCTATTTTTTTCTCGCCATGTTTTCTTCCACGCTTTCACATCAAACATCATTAAACTCCTCTTTATAAAGGTCTACTAATTTAATATGGTGATCAATTTTTCCCTGCAACATCTTATAAATTTTTTGTTCAACGGGGGAGCCTTGTAGGTGAACTACGGTCATCTTGTTTTTTTGTCCCGCTCTATCTACACGAGCGCAACATTGTATGTATGTTTCAACAGACATTACAGGCGACCAAAACACAACTACGTTAGCTGCGTGGAGGGTAACACCATGTGATGCAGCTTGAGGTTGGATCACTAATACTTGAGGGTCTTTTCTTTCTTGAAAGTTTTTAAATATCTCTGAACGATTATTCATAGACACATCTCCATGTATAGCCGAGCATGTGATATGGTCTTTGTTTAATTCACCCATAATCTTTTCTATGCTATGGCGAAAAGGACAAAAGATTAAAACTTTGTGGCTGGCTTCTTCAATGATTTCTTTGAGGGCAGTCATACGATTAGATATATCAAACTCTATAACTTCTGATTTATCTGAATAGATAGCACCTGCACTTACTTGTAATAGTTTAGTGAGCATAACCCCTGCATTGACCACAGTAATTTCTTCACCTGAAGCTTCCATATACATATCTTTTTTAAGCTTCTTGTAATACTTATCTTGTTGTGGTGTGAGGGGAACTTCACGAGTGGTATAAAGAACGTCAGGTAAATCTAAACATTCTTCTTTAGTATATCGAATGGCAGGTTGTAATGTTTTAAATACAATATCCTGTGCATTAAATCTAGGCACCCAGGTGAACTGGCTGACTTTCTGCATAACCATATCCTTAAACGTTCCTGCATATTTAGGTACGGATGCGGGGTTCACAAGTCTAGCCAGTCCATATGCGTCAGCTGGTGATTGAGCAGCGGGTGTTCCTGTCATAAGCCATAACCATGTCTGAGGTGTTACTACACGATTTAATGACTTCCAGCGACGTGTCGTGACAGTCTTGACATAGTTGGCTTCATCGACAACTATTAAATCAAAACCGCCAGATTTAATTTCTTTCTCTACAATTTCTATGCCGTCATAATTAATTATAACTACATCGGTATTTTCTGCAAATACTTTTTTTCTTTTCTCAGCACTACCATGAGCAATACCTACTGATCTATGCATAGCAGTTTTAAAGAAGTCTGCTTGCCATGCAGCTTGCATAATAGATAGTGGGCATACCACTAACATACGTCTAACTTTACCTTGGTTCATTAGGTAATCAGCCGCCCATATGATAGCCGAGGTTTTACCTGTGCCTGCTTCACTTAAACAATAGGCACGTCTATGGGCTGATAGAAACTCAGCCGTTGTTCTTTGATGATCAAAGGGTTTATGAATACCTGGAAAGTTATAGTCACGTGTTATAGGTGACGGAGGGTTTTTAACTTTCATGTCTGATAAGGTAAGCACTTCATCTAGTCCCCAATTTACAGCTACTTGGGTGACACCATTATCATATGATTTAAGTACCTTACTTTTAGGTATCTTATCTAATATTAAATCGGGGCGTTTTGTGTTTACAATCAACGCTTTATCTTTATATACTTCCAATGCAATCTCCTAGTGATAAAAATAGACGCGCCACCGAGAGAGGTAGTGACGCGCCTACACTGCTAACACACAAAGTTTTTTATTATCATGAGGTCTTTGCTGTTAACTGACGTGGTTTTACCGCACTCACGTCTAGCGGGAAAACTTATGTCTTGTTTCGTTTACCCTCTTTAGCTTCTTTAAGCTTAATCTTTTTACTAGGAACATTTCTCTTCAACGAATGGTCGCTGTTCCTGTCATATGAATCATTTATATTTGCATCTACAACTCGCATATTACTTGGTGTATTCTTACCGCCTTTACTTAAAGGGACGATATGATCTACTGCTAATCCATCACCCTTATGTACTTTACCAGCTTTTAGCATCATTCGTCTAGCTTTATTTCTAGCTACCCGTTTAGCTATCTGATCAGGTTGTGCTTTATATAGGTTTTCTTTCTTGTAATCTCTTGCCATTATTTTCCCCAATGTGAACATGATTGAACAGGGCAGAACTTCCTACATGCGAAGTTAGGGCTTGCATTGAAAACCCCTGTCTGATGGGCAGTATCTATCCTATGTGTTATTTTACCCCATTCAGCAAACATTTCGTCAACTTTGTCAATACTATAATCTTCCTTCAATATCTCTTTACTTACCAAAAATACCAATCCAGACTTGACTTTTAACATATCTGGGAAGTGTTTAAATATAGCTACACTAAACAAAGATAGCTGTCTAGTATCTGCATACTGACTTGACTTGCCTGTTTTATAGTCAATCAAGGTAGCTAACTTAGTTTCGGAGTTAATAACTAATAAGTCAACAACACCACGCCACCATACATTCGATGCAAAGAAGTCACAAGGTTCAAGGTCTTTGGTTAAGCCTAACTTATACTCACAATACTTATCCCCTGGAATTGCGATTAACTTATCAAGGGTTGGCTGAAACATATTAAACTTCTCAGGTAACGGTTTAGCTTTACTTACATATAACTCGCAAGCTTTGTGAACTTCGTTGCCATAAAGAAAATGTTCTGTGTTCGGGTCTTGCTTAATATCTTTTGCTACATACAGATGATAGTATTGCTTAGGACATTTTTCAAATGTGGTAGCACTTGAATAAGACCACGTTTTAAATTCAGCCATTGTTAGTCTTCTTTCTTTTGGACTTCGCCTGTTGATTTATTAAGTTCATACTCTGCTAAGGGTTCTTTCTTTTTCTTACCAAAAATCAAATCCCAATTCTTTTCAAACTGTTCATTGTTTGGTTTTGATTGTAACCAATCGCCTGTTACATCATTACGTGCAGTCTTCTTCATTACCATACCCATGATACGAAACTATCTCGTATCCCTTTCGTTACAGGATTAACTTTATGTGGATATAAAAAGTTAGACGGGAATATTAATACATCCCCTTGTTTTAATTTAATTTCCATGTCGTCAAACATAATAAATTCCCCACCTTCATAATCGTCATTAAGAAAGCCTACGATAGATAATGTCGGTATGCCTTTCATTTTACCATCAAACATGTCATGAATATGATCACAATGTTTAGCCATAGTCTTGCCTTCTCTATACCGATTAAATCTTATATGGGTAAAGCCTTGCCACCCATTAAAGTATTCATTCTTAAAATCAGTAAGTATATATTGACTGATAGCTTCCCATACTTTTTGTGTAAGCTTATCACGTGTTGCTATGTTATCCCACGATACATCAAGTTCTTGATCGCCACTTTGAGTTACATACTTACCATCAGCATTATAAAAGACATGTTGTTTCCATGTAGCTTCATCTATTTCTTTTCTTACTTGATCGCACAATTCTTTATCAAGCCAAGGATATACTTTGATATAGTCTGTAAGTTTATCCATTCTTAAACTCCGTCAATGATCGGTTATCACCAAGTGTTCCTTTAATGAATGAATTAAATGCAAGGCTAACTCTTACATCATCTACTACTACATCTTCTACATGATGCGTTAAGCTTGAAGGAAACATAACTATGCCCCCTGTCTTAACATTGAACCACCACGAGTCAGAGTTGTATACGTCAAAGGTATCACTAACTAATTGTAATTGTTTATAACCTGCTCTATGAAAGGTAATCTTATCTTTGGTAGAGTCAGTAGATATATAAAGCACACCTGATATAAAACTATTAGGATGTTCGTGCTTATGATGAAACTCACCCTTCTTAGTCCAATTAAGCCATGACTGCGTAACAAAAGCTTCAGCAGGAACCTTAGGTTTGTATACACGTTTGACATATTCATTAAGTTGTTCAGTAACAAACTTATTTAAGTCTGCCATCTCAGGCTCGTTAAGTATATAGTTGTTGTTAGATGTTACGTTACCTACGTTACGATTGGTAGATGTTGAGTGGCTTTCTATGTATGCAAGTTCTTCTTTAGTAAAGTCTCTGCCAATGCTATTAAACATGACAGGGGTAGGAAATAATAATTCAAAGTTTGGTTCATTCATAATTAGTCTGTATGTCCTTTAATAAGTCATTGAAGCTTAACTCATCTTTATCTTTAGCAAATTCAACACTTAATAAATATCTAGTAGCTTCAAAGTTATATACCGTATGAGGTGACTGAGTATTAAATAAATAGTATGTGTTAGGTTTATATTTTAACTCTTCTATTTTAAATACTAATTGACTTGGGTCAACTCCGAACGCACAAAAACTTCTAGTGTTAGGGGTCAATAACATATTAATACCTACGCCACGTCTTGTATCTGTATGCCAATTGTAGCAAGTGTAGGGGTCTAGCTTTAATACACCTACTATAAAGTCATAACGTTGTGATAACCACACAAAGAAGTTATCTTTTAAAACTATATCAGCAGGTAACGGTTTAGCCTCAAAATTATAGTAAGGCATCCATTCTGTAGGAGATATAGCAAAGTCAAACACTTCATTTTTAATAGTCGATTTAGTATTGACTTCGTAATAGTTCATTACTTAGCATCCATATAGTTATCACCTACACCTAATTCACAACCTAGTGGTAAGTCACTACACCAATAAGGTGCGGTAGTCATACACTTCTCAACATATGCTTTACAGTCATCTACTTCTTCATCTTTACATAGCATGACTAATTCATCATGGACTGTCATAACGACAGGATACCTTTTCGCTACTTGTATTAACTGTTCTGCAATTATATCACGCGCCAACGACTGTATGCAACGTTGAAAGGTTTTAGATGGGTGTATATATTCGGGGATTAAGGTTCTTCCCATTAACTTGTCATATACCCATGACTCTCCTGTATCTGTCTTTAGTTTACGAAGATTAGGTAAGCCTAACAACATACCATTAGGTTTCATCATGCCTTCATAAGGGACACTCGATATAATCCCACCACTACCCATTGTATAATGTTGCCCTGCACGAACCGACTCTAACATCGTACCTGCATCTTGCCACGCCTCAACCAACTCGGGATTAGCTTTGCGATACGCATACACAATGTTCTTAACTTCTTGTAGGTCTTTCTCTACACCGCCTTGTTTTAGAATAGAGTGCATCTTAGCCGCACCTACACCATAGATACCCGATAAGTTTACTACCTTAAAGATAAACCTAAGGTCTTTGTTAACTTCGTTGTAGGGTGTTCCTGTTATGTCTGCGGCTGATTGTTTATACAAGTCAATACCATCTTTAATCTGTTGTATCTTACTATGTGATTGAGCAAACCAATAGGCTAACCTTAACTCAATATTACTTAGATCAGATGCTACTAACTTATAACCTTTAGGCGCACACATAGCTCGTCTTAGCTCTGATGTTCTTGGTAAGTTCTGTAAGTTAATACCATCGACACCACTCCATCGATGTGATACCACAGCACCCGCATACTTTAACGGGACAGGTAGTTTACCCCTGTTGGCTATTTGAATAAAGTTTTCTGTGCGCGTCTCTTCAATTGTCGACTTGTTACCGATACGAGCAGCAGCCAAAGCTTGAACGTATGGATTTTCATGCTCAAGTAAAGCTTTAAATTCTTCATCAGTCTTAGCGAACGCATAGGTTTCCTTTCCTGTTGTCTGACTTATTTTCATGGGGGGTGTAACACCTTGTTCAATAAGTAACTCAGCAAACTTAGGGTTACTCATGAGTAGTTCTTTATCTACGGCTACTGATGTTAGTAGTTTTTCTTTAGCTTCTTTAACTTTGTGAAGGTGACGTAGTAGTAAACCTTTATTAAGTTCTATCTTAGGTTCTGTAAACATACGGATAGTTAAATCAATAAGCTTCATCTCAGGTGCAGTGAATCTATCTTTTAACTCGGTGAATAATTCATAGGTGAGTTCTACGTCATTGATACAATAACTACCATACTTAGCTAAGTCATTATGGGTAAAGTCTAATCGCTTCTTACCTAAAGCATCTAATACTTCTGTGCCTTTCTCACCTAACTCATATAACTTAGATAGGTTAGCTAAAGATACTGACTCAGTTAAGCCATGTAAAATTTGAGCCATACTCATGGTATCGAATAAACCTAGTGGGTGTATATCAAATATCCATGACAGGATAGACGCATCAAACCTCATGTTATGTCCTAACACAAAGTGTTCATGCATATTGTATGAGTCTAGGAAAGCTTTGGTCTCAGCATGTGTTCCTGTAAACCATTTAGTAATACCTTTATCCTTAACAGCTACACCTATAACTTCAAACTTCTCATCACGTATATACTGCTCCGTAGTAAACTTCTTTAACCCATACTCTTTATCGTAATAGGTTTCGAAGTCAATCGTTATTAGATTAGGCATTACTTACCCCTAACGCGGGCTTTGACTGCATGCTCATAGATAGCAGCGATGTCAATAATTTCCTCTGACTTTAATCCTTTAGGTCTGATTTTAATAACACCATGATGAATGGTGACGATTAGATTACGTTCGCCACGATCAAAAGTCGTAGCAGATGTTTCCCTAGTAGTAGGTTTAATTGATCTTGTAGCCATTTCTCTCTCCTTTATTTGCGTCTGTTGACGTGATAGTCCCAATCTTCGGCGCAATCTTTATCGCACCATCGTCTTGAGTCATTAAGTTTCGTGCCACAATTTAAGCAGTGACCTGTCCCTTGTAAATACTTAATACCATCCATTTCTTTACGGCGAATGGCATCTTCAAGTTCTAATCTATCTTGCGTTTTATCTGCATCATCTGACATGTTTTAGCTTTTGCAATACCAATCTAATTATTAATAGGTCAATGACTAAAGAAAAATGATAGGGTTCATCATCTTCTAAGTATCTAAGTTCTAAGCCTATCATAACTCCTGATATTAACGCAAGCTGAAATATCCACATTATTTAGAATTCACAGTTTGTTTCTCTACAAATGTTACTAACTCATTAACATACCATTGAGCTTTTTTCAAGTCCATAAGTGTTGACTCTTTTAATCCTGCCCTTGACAAATACTTAATAGCAGTTAAGCGTAAGTGTCCAGCAAACTCTTCGGGTGTTGACTTAGCCTCCATGTAATCTATTGTTTCGATACCTCCATGTGTATAATGAGGTGGGTTATTAACCATATCTTTCATGTTTTCTCCTGCTCCTGTGAATTTAACTGCACTTGAACCTGTATAGTTGTTTAAGATAGTTTTCATTCTTGTCATTTCCATTTCCCCATTTCATCTAAAAAGTTTTGAAAGGCTAGTAGGTTATCTTCATTAACTACCATAGCTATACCTTCATTATCTTGTATGTGTTGTAGGTTTTTTTCTTGTAGTACGCTAGGTTTATTTTTCCCTGCTTTACATTCAATACCCATGAATGAGCCTTTGTAACATGCCACAATATCAGGCACACCAATACTCATGTAGCCACTTGCTACGGGATAGAAGTGATATGCCCCCCTATCCTTTAGCATCTTAACTACTTGTTGTTTAACCCACTTTTCTTTTACAGGTTCTTTTTTCATTTAGGCATTTCCATAAACTTTTGCATAGCATTAAGTCTCTTGTTATGAAACTCTCTATTCTTTTGTTCAAACAATCTAAAGTCCATCTTAGTATTCATAAGAGCCTGTATATTCTGCATAGCTACTTTATATTCAAGATAAACTTCGTCTGTATCGTTCTCTGCAATCACATAGAATTGACCATCTCTAATGCCAACGTTCTTAATATACTTACCTACATCTACAAGTTTAAGGATAGCCATCTTCTCCTTATCTTCTATTGATATGTCGGGTGAGTCTTCATGCATCGCATGATATACTTTCATATGGTCTCCATAATTTGATTTACCTTGTTTAATACTGCTGTTCTAGCACCTTGACTTTCTCTCAAGTCATCGGCTGATACCCCTACTAGCAATCGTTCTAACTCTTGTCTAGCATTCTCTAGTTTAGGGTCGTTTGTTACATTAAGCCTAGTTAATAGATTTGTCAACTCTAATGCATTATCTACTAGACTATCTCTAAATATTTTCTTTTCCTCACCACTTAATCTATCAACCATATGCTCTAAGGTATTGTGTAGCCTAGACCATGCATCACTCATAGCAACTTCGACACGACCTTCATATGCTTTTTGATACTCTTGTTTCATCTCATTACGAATATCATCAGCGATGTCTACACGAAAGTCATTAGTTTCGGGAACAGGCATAATAGTATATTTGAGATTGAACTTATTTGCAATCTTATAAGCATCGGGATACTCATCTCTACTAAATAACTTACCTAGTTTAAATGCCATACCTTGAATGATGTTAGGATACTCTTGTATAAATGTATTTACACGAGATTGAAACTCTGCCTCATACTCTCCAAGTTGTTGTTTATAATCAAAGAAGTTACTCATAGGTAATAACCTTGTGCCTGTGTCTGACCAAGGTAGCGTTTGCCTACCATGCCACTCTCGTATTTCACTAGACAGTTTGGTAATCTTATCTAATTGGTCTGACCCTGCAAGGATATGTTTGTTATAGTTACCTGCCTTAATGGTTGTGTTTTTGTTTACATCAATCTCTTTGGACACATTCTTATCTAGTTTCCTAGCTGTCCATACTGATATGTTTAAGTCAATTAAGACTGCACTGCTCGCTATACTGATACTCATTTTATTTCCTCCTTAGTTTCGTCATATTCTTTTCCGTTTAGTAAATCTTCATAACTTAAATCTTGTTCATACGCATTGAGACATGCACCACATAGTTTGTCTTCCATTTTACCTCGTTCTTTTATGTAGTCCTCGTTCTCGCCACACCAATTACATGCACTCATTTTATTTCCTCCTCTACGTTGATAATTTTATGTAATGCAGGGTGATACAATAAATGCTTATATGTTTCTTCAAAATCTAAACGCTTGTATTTCCATTTCACTTTCCTATCTTTAAACCAATCTGTATCTACTAACTGCATCAATACATGATGCAAAGCCCAATAGTCCATACGATATTCTTCACCATTATGGTCTCGAACCGATATTACTGTCCCCCATTTACAAGATAATAGTGATACGCTTTTAGGTTTAGCCATGATTTACTCCTTAATTATATGACAAGATTTCGTAAACTTTTACAGGCACTACACCTAGCGTTCTATTTTGTAACCCTGTTAAAAAGTCTTCTACTTCTTTGGGTAATTCTTGATCTACTTTCATAGCTTTTTTAACGATCTTTTTGTAATCTTTTAATCTATACGACGACATACTTCCGTTAGGCTTTTGTTCTTCTGCCGCTTTAATTGTTTCATCGAGCGCTTGCATAGTCCATGAGGCTTGTTCAGCATCTAATTTAAGCATTGACGCGGCTTCTTTTATGGTTGTAAAAAAAGAATGACCGTTGGGAATGTCTCTCCATCTAAACTCATAGCTATCATAAACAAAGTGGGGAAAATCATGCCCTTTCCTAATCCATCTAGCTAAGTGTGCAGTCATAGAGTTACCCCTAGAAATACACCCTGTTCTTAATTGCTTAACTACATTCTTAATCTGTCTATCTGTAAACTTATTAAAGTCAATGTTCATGACTATACTTTCTGCGTAGTTCGTTAGTTCATTTGAAATATTTAATGACATTTCTTTTCTCCTCATAAGTGAACGACAAACGTATAATGTTATACGCTTGTCGCTTGGTTAGTCTTGTATATGTATTGTCTTACCATGTGGTGATGTATTGTGACGTGATGTGACTGCCCATAGTGTAGGGTAATCCCAATTACCACCCCAATCATTCTCCACATAACCATCTGTTAATACAATGATAGCCTCGGGTTCGAGTCGTTTATCTTTGATATACTCATTGACGCATCCGACACGAGTGCCACCACCTCCTGCAGGTTTTGTTGTTTGAACCAAGGCATTGTAATCACCTTGATTGTATGTTTCATGTCCTGCAACATGAGAATCCCAATACAATAACTCTATACTTGATGGGGATACATCATCACATATAGCTACCACTTCGGTTAAGAATTCATTAAGTTCCTTGTTACCAATAGAACCTGATGTATCTATACCTACTACAACTTTACCTATTGATTCACCTATCATGCTAGGCATGTAGATGTCTTGACCTAAGAATCTTTTGTGTGGTCGTTTCCATGAGGTCTTATCTTTGTTCTTACATGTAGCATTGACAAACTCACGCAACTGTTCACGCCAATCTACCTTAGGTTCAAGTAACTCACTAATACTTCTATTCTTATTACCATTCATCTTGCCACGAATAATCTCACCTTGTCGCAAGGCTTGATCTATCTGCTTAACAGTCTCTTTAACTTCTTCATCAGACAAAGCCTCAGCACCTTCCCAATCATGGCTATCGTGACCTTCTTGACCACTACCTCCATTCTGCTCGTTATCTTTCTTAAGCAGATCAAAGATTTGTTTGGTCGTCATGTTTTTATATTGTGGGTCAAACAATGCTGACTGTGGCTTGATAGCTACTTGTTGCGTACCATCAGCTTCATGTATCGCATTGTTCACAACAAAGTCAGCCGCCATGTTTGCAAGCATGGGATTTTCTTTCCATAGCTTTTTCCATAGGTGCATATGTTGATACACTTTATGTAAGGCTTCATGTAGCACGACAAAGTTTAACTCCTTATCAGTCAATGACTTAATAAACTCGGGGTTATACATGACATCACGACCATTGGTGCAAGCCGTAGGTATATCCTCTGTAAAGTTTACCTTGCCCACCGATAACACGCCTGCAAACATACAGAATTCCTTGCTACGCATTATCGCTATGTGGGACTTCGTTACTCTTTGTTCACTCGTTAGTGCCATCTCGTCTCTCCTTATAAAATTTATAAGTTACGCTATCATCTGACTCTTCTTGTCGCAACCATAGGTATGGACATTGGTTCAGCCATTCTAAAAATTCATCAGTCATATATCCTCCTAGAAGTATTGGTTATTCTTAACTGCCCAATCAATGAATGTCTTATTGGTTGCGGCTACTTGCTTACGAGACGATGCCATGATGTTAACTGCAAACAATGCTTGTATCTCCATAGGTAGTCGTTGTAAATATGTAAGCCACGCGTCCATGTGTTGATCTGTAATCGTCATGAGTTCTCGCATGACTAAGATGACACGAGCCGCAGGGTCGCTTGGTAAGTTAGCTTTCTCAGGTTCTTTGTATATACTTTCCTTGGTCGGTAGACCATCAGCCAAACTAAAGTAAGCCGACATATCTCGTGCCGCTGACTCACCTAGTGTGCCTGTCAATGCAACCATCGTGGTATCTTCACCGAGTGTTACTCTGTTCTTAACGATATGCGATGCTTTCTCTAACGAACGAGGGGATACAAACGCCTCTTGTTGTTTCCTAGGATTGTATATATACATGTTCTCTTTCTGAGAGTCATCTGTATAACACGCTAGTGCATGGGGAAATTGTTTAACCCACGCTACAACTTCGGGTGCTAGGTTGTTATCGATAGCCCAATTAATCCACTCATCATCGTTTGGATTGCGAACGACAACTGCCGTCAATCTATTCTTGGCATGGGCTTTCATGGTATCACCTACACCATCTGTTGTTAGGTTGCCTGTTGAATACACGATGCTATCGGGGTGAAACTTCGTGGCACCTAGTCGTCTCTCTAACATGACGGGCAATAACATATTCTTAACGGGTTCACTAGCCTTAGTGATCTCATCTAACATAATGATGACAGGCTTGTTGTCATGAATAGCAAAGCGTTCATTCGGATAGAATGTGGTTGTCTTTGTTTCATGGTTCATGGCAGGCATAGCTAAGTCACCTAAGTCTAAGTCTGCACAATCAATATACACAGGTGTGTGGTCGGGAAACCTAGCACTCAGTGATTTAAGTATTGATGACTTACCAATCCCAGGTTGACCTTTGAGATGGACTGTGACATCACGACCTACTGTTGCAATTAATTCTTCTGCTTGTTTCAAACTGATTTCTTGTTGCATGATACTCTCTCCTTAATGTTAAGCGACATGGGTATATTTCTATACGCTTGTCGCAGGTTGAACTTCTACTAAAACTTGTGGGTTTTCTAACTTAATTAACTTATCTAAAAATCTTTTAATCATACCTATGTTGACGTAGTGTATGTATTTATTACTACTACCACCATAAGACCATCGTCTGTGTTGTGTCTGCCTTACTAAATGATAATAGGATAGATAAGTTTTATCTTCATCGGCAAACATACTAAGCACACCTTCACCCCCTTTATACTGAGTGAATGGTAATACTTGTTTTTGTAACTCTTCATCTACTTCAACACCTTCATCATTTAATTTCAACATAGTGTCTGCATACTTCAATAACTTCTTGTATGGCTTACGCAACTCACGCATCTGACTTGCATCAAACTTATACTTAACAGGTGTTTCAAATTGTGTTTCGTCTAATGGTTTACCCTCATAATCAAACTTATACCAATCGTAAGCGTTCAGGTCATACCGACCATACCTATTATTTATATAACATTCTATTTGATTGTTTTTTACCATTGGACTTCTTGTAAATGGCGCAGGCACATACTTCTTATGTTCAAACGGATACAAGGCTACCCCACCCATATAACTTACAAAATATTCTGTGCTTGTAGATGGATAACCACCTAGCGTTATCTCTTTGTGTGTTGGATAGTATCTAACCAAGTCGGTGTCATAATATCCTGCAACATAAACTTCAACGCCATCTTTGATCTCTTGTCTTAACCATTTCTCTTTCTCGTATCTATCACCCAATCTACGAACTGATTGGTTCTCACCACGAACTGCTTTAGTATTTTTAAAATACTCTTGCGCTTCAGTATAGTTTCCTATACGGCGCATGTTATAAACATTAATATGAAATCCCACGATAATTCTCCTCATTAAAATATAAACGACAAGGGTATAAAGTTATACGATTGTCGCTTGGTTGATAAAGCACTACTCTTACTACTTAAATAATAGTATAGCATACTTACTTGACATTGTCAAGTCATTAGTCAAATTTTTTTACCTACTTTTATGTGATGAATTCAGTCCTTTCAATAGTTCTAAATCAGTCACAACAATATAGTTTGACTTCGGCATAGGCACAATACAATGTTTATAATTGAGTGCGTTCTTCTCACCACAACTTAAACATGTTTTATATCCTAGCTTATACCTACCATCAGCTATATCACCACCACATTCACATTGATAACTCATGGGAATTCCCTCCAAATCAAAAACGCAATGTAAAAAACAATGAACGCATAGATTGTCCACGACATGTATGTTTCTTGTCTACGGTCATCTCCCGACTGTGGCGTATATGTCCCGCCCCAAGCATCACGAGCAGACCTAGGCGTAGGTAACGATACACTATCAGGTTGAAAGAAACGCCAACCCTTTTTTGCGTTACGCGCAAATACTTTATCTTGCCACGCGTTATATTTGCGTATGGCTCGTCTTTGTTCTTTGTTCATTTACTTTCCTTTTAGTATGTTCTATGTTAATAAGTCCTACCTTGTGTAGATAGTTTAGTCGCGCATCACAAAGTCCTAACTTGCTACTAATATATATCTTGGTAGCGTTAGGTTTATCTTGTAGTAATTCGTTAACTTTGTGGGCATGACGCCAATCATCTAGCTTGGTATACATTAGAATAAACATTCCCCCACTAATGACATAACATCTTCTTTAGTTTCTTTAACTACTTCTAGCTTAATGACATTACTCCCTTGATCTTTATGCCATTTGGCTTCACGCACGTTCCACCTATGTTTACGTATGATTTCGCCGTCATCATCTACAACTGCATAAGTAAAAGGTAAAGACATTTGATCACCCCTCCAATAAAGCATAGTGATGTAGCTACAATTATCCCTAAGACAACTGCCTCTAATTTAGTAGGTGCGTTGTTCAAAGCATTCGAGATGTGATTTAACAAACATGTTATCCCTAACTTCTTCATACAATTCCCCTTGCACACACTTTAAGTTCATACTATATTTCTTTTTGGTGCATTTATAAACGCTTGTTGCCATGCCTATACATATACCTAATACAAATACACCTATCAATACTTTTTTATTTTCCATCTCTTCCTCCTTGATTTGCATTATCAATGACTGTTTTAATGCCTGCCTGTATCGCTATGTTAGTAGCAACTTCGGCACACCCACTACAAACCACTATGAGCATCAGCAAGACACTTGGCAGTATCATTCTTACGAACCTTAGCAATTTTATGCATATATTTTGCATACTCTTTATCTCCCATGTAGTAAGCGAGCAAAGTTCTGAACGCTTGGTTTATCTCATAAAAGTTTGGCTCATCGGGAAAGTTACGGTTTACTATATACCCACTCTTCAACGCTTCTACCATTACTTCATCTGCTTGGTCATCATTTAATTCAATTAATACTTGCATATCTCTCTCCTTGTTTATAAAAAATTAAGTTAGACCATTTAACTACGGGTTCTAGTCTAACCCATGACTTCGGTTTCTTTATAGATGTATCGTGGAAGTTCGTTGCACCATAGCTATAATCTACCTCTAGCCTATGCAATACACGATACGCTATATCAAAGTAATGTTGTCTAATTACCGAAGGTGGTTGCGTATTCCCATACCAACTGAATTGATATGGTCGCTTCATTTCAATACACACATTCTTTTTGTTAAAGTCGGCTCGCCTCATTAATACATAGCCCACTGCTACTTGCGCCTGATGTGGCTCATGAGCAGACTCCATGTATATGGTCGTGGCGAGACAAAGTAGGGCTTGGTCAATCATACTGACCTCCTTTATATTTGTTTTTACGAGTTAAATTTAGTCTGTGAAAAGACTTAGAATGTGACGATGCTCACGATGATATTGATTTGTTTCATATATTTCTCCTTTGATTAGTCTTCGCAACTGCCATTGACACAGGCTACGTTGTTTAAGATTTCTTCTTCAAGCGAGGCAAGTGCCTCTTGTTTCTCAATGTCAAGGGCTTTGTCATTGAGTTCGGCATACATATCTGATGTATACGGCTCATACCTTACCACTAACCCTGCCTCAACACAAGCATTTATGTAGTCATCAAACAAAAACCTTGACACAGTATCCGAGTTAATACTTACTACTAAAGTTATCTTATTGCTCATTCTTTTCTCCTTTGTTTAAAAATTCTACTCCATCATTAAGTAATTTATATTTTTTGCGTGTTATACCATAACCTTTTTCTTCTTCTATCTTATCTATGTATCCTGCTTCACAACATTCATTTAAGGTTGCATTAATATCATAGTTAAGATTGGCATTATCTACTAAATAATCCCACGCAGTATTTTGAGGTATAGCTTCATGCCCAAACTTAAATAACCAAGTTATAAGTAAGTCTTTAAGCTCACTCGGCAATACTTCCATATCTTCCATACGGGTATCTTCGTTAACTTTGTGGGCGTCTGACATAATACTTCCTTTCTTTAATAGAAGTATCCTCACATTTTAAACAGTCTATACACGCATGATCGATTAACAAATCAACATAGTGTCTCTCTTTATACAACACATAACGGAAAAACTCAAGTTCATGCCTTGCCCAATCTATTAAACGCCGTTCAACTTCGTGGGGCTTGGTCGGTGAGATCTGTTTATACATACGCAACCATTCATTATCGTCAAAGTTATCTAGGATAGTTTTAACCCTATACGACTTTAACTGCGTGGTGACATACTCTTTTACTTGGTCTATATTCATCTTAAAACCATAACTAATAGTAAAAAGATATTGATGCCCACAGATACGACTGTGCAAAATCTTAGTCGTCTGTAGTGCTCTCTTGGTATTGTTGTATATTCTGACATATATATTTCCCTGTCATAACCTTTATATATTGCTTTTGTTTTCATTTTATTTCTCCTTTTTTAATTAATTCTATTGCTTCTTCTTGATACTCTAATATAGTGTCGGTGTCTGCCCACTGAACAAGCATTTCTAAGTGCATGCCATAGGCTTCTTCATCACCTTTAGCTTCAGCTAACATTGCTTTACCTAAATGTTCTACTATCGGGTTCATTTTGTTCCCCTTTTATTAATAGCGACTTTAGTATTAAAATATTCCAATGTCGTCTGACTGCCTTTCTGATAACCTACACGATAGGCAACATAACAACCATAAGCCAACAACAATAACATTTGCAAAAAGATATAAGTAATATCACTCATTGTGTTTCCTCCCAAATTGATTTGAATTCATAATTCTTTTTATCGTCATACGATAAACTATCAAAGGCTAAATCAATAGCCGTTTCTTTTGTACTAGCTTCTTCTTTAGGTATAGCCACATTGATTGTGACTGTCTTTTCAAACTCTACAACCCAAACTTTAATATCACTCATTTTGAGTCCTCTCTATCAAACCAAATTAATAAAATGTAACCTGCCAATAGTCCTATACAGGCACCGATAATATACCAATCATAAATACTAACCATTATTATTCTCCCATTTATTTTTATTACTAACTGCTCTCATTAGAAAGTCTGTTGCAACGCTAAAATCAACATTGAGGGTTTTGGCTTCATCTCTATCCCATTCATCGCTAATATAAAACTTGCCGTCAGACTCTTTAATATAACTATCAACTGCATGAGATACATAATTTATATCTCTGATTGATTGGCTGTTCATTATTTTCTCCTCATAAAAAGCGACAAGGGTATAAAGTTATACGAATGTCGCATGGTTAATACTGCTTATTTTTCTAGCAGTTTTATAAGTATAGCATGGGTAACTTACATTGTCAAGTCATTGTCCACCTTAAAAAGCACCTCTTTTATACCCACGAAGTTAACTAAATAGACCTAAAAACAGAGTAACCTTTTTGCGTTTAGGGAAATCCTCGCCGACTACTCACGAACGAATGGTCATTTTTTATTTTATTAGGGTTTGTCGCCTTGATATTGTCAAGTGTATTCTTGACATTGTCATGTAATTTTATTAAGTGCTTGATTTTATTGATTTTAGAGAGTGGACTTTGTTAACTTTGTGGGTATAAAATTACACGATAAGTCTTTGATTATTAAGTAAAATTACAAGGGTATTTACTTTGTCAAGTATAAAATTACAAGCTAAGTCATTGATTATTCAGTAATAATACAAAATTACATCAAAAACGGCATTGCGCGAGGCTGGGGAACGAGCAGAGAAAAAATAAAAATCAGTCTAGCCACGAAGTTAAATAAGCTAAAACTAATTTTCCAGACGGGGATACAATTTTACGTGTAATAATGTAATTTTATAAAAACTATATATAAATCAATGACTTGTATTTTTATGCTCTTTTTGCTAAGTGCTTGATTATATTATTTAATTACACTAGGCAGACAATGTCAACTTTCCTAAGTCATTGATTATATTATTTTAATACACACTGTCCAGTCCTGTTGTAATTTTATAAGACAGTCGTGTAATTTTATAACACGCATAAACATGTAGCCACGAAGTTAACTTAGTTAAACAATCCCTCACCCACCCACCTTTTCTATACGGTCATAATTCGGTGGGTCCGAATATGTCGCCACGAAATTGAGACGAAAAAAAAAGGGCTTGAAATTAATCAAGCCCTTAACCCTTGTAAAAACTAAGTTAACTTAGTTAACTTTGTGATGATTTAAAATCATCTCTGATTTTATTGATATTGCTATCAATATACATGGCAAAATCAAGTTCATTTTTTGCTAGATTTTCCATGCTAGTTTTAAAATCTTTTATAAAGTTTTTAGCGTCTTGCTTTTCTAACTTTTCGGCATTTTTGAGACGTTTTTCTTCACGCTTTGCTAACTCTACAATTTTCCCTTGCGCTTTCAGTTCAGCGTCAGTCATAGCGTCAATTTTTGCCCTTTGCTCTGATTTTTGCTCTGATTTTACATTAGGGCTTTTTGGTTTTGTCAATTCGTAAGATTTTTCTAGGCATGATGTAATATGCGTCCAGATATTCTTATCAAAACTCACTTCGTCCATGCCTGTAGCATCACAAACCCCTGCTTTGATAAGTCCATGAATATAGTTCCACGAAGTATAACTAGGGCTATCAGTCAACGCTAGGGCTACATTTTCAACCAATAACTTAACTAGGTTTCCTCTAGTTTCGTTATAAACATTGTCCATGCTTATAACTTCTAATTGATAACCGATAGCGTTGTCAATGTATTCTGATTGAGCCGTTGATAATTCTACAGCATCAATTACAGCACTATTTAAAGTTTTCTTTTTCATTTTGTTTAATCCTCATGTTATTTAAAAAAAGCGACAAAGGTATTAATTAATTCGGTTGTCGCTATGAATTAGTTAATAACTAACTCATGTCAATCATTATACAGGAATTCTAGACATTGTCAACTTTAATGACCTACCCGTACCCCATACCCCATTTTATATATAAGGTACACGCACGCACGTATACATTGGAATGGCCATAAACGATATGATATTTGTATAAAATTGGAATAGCGGAACCCACCCCCTATCAAAAGAAAAAGGCAGTTTAAAAAAATTTTTATAAAAAATTTAAAAAAACGGGTTAGATTGCTTTAGGATCGAAGTTGTATAACTCGGAGTAGACGTTTTTGATACGGAGGAATTTCTCACCATGTAAATGGAAGTCATCATCACCCCGAACATATAGGGCTAAATGCACCATCTCATGGAGAAGGGTCTGAAATATAGTTGTGAAGTGTCCACATGCATTAGAACTTATTTGAATTTCCATTTCATGCTCATCAAAACAACCATAGATATCAGGATTCTTAATGACTTTGAACTTAACTTTGCATGACTTAGGCATAGGAAGGGTATTGAACGGCGCCATCTGACACGCCATGTTATAAAGGATCTCTAAATTCTTTTTTGTTAGAGTAGTTTTCAAAATGAAAAGAGAGTTACATAAAACCATGCTGTATTATTAGTAAAAGCAACATCAGCATATGCAGAATCAACCCATGAAGTTACCCACCATAGAGTTAGTCCAGCAATTGTTAAAGTAAAGAGGTCTTTCATAGGTTCATTATACTAAAAATATGCTTGATTAATATAACAAATTCATATATATTGGCCGCAATAGCTGCAAATAAATTTCTAGGATGTAAACAGCGACATTTTATGGCATTAAAAATCATACCAGACACTAATAAACCCCTGCCCGATGACTTTGAGGCAGAAGAACCTACGACTTTAGATGGAAAAATTAAGGTTGTAACCGCAACTGCTAAGGTTTTAGTAGAAGGAGGCGCAGAAATCCCTGTTTCCTCACAAGAAAAGCAAGAAGCTGCAGATATATTCAAACAATACACAGATCCTGAAGGTAAAAACACATTAAATGCTTCGGTTAATAAAGCATTAGCTACTCCAGCTACAGTTCAGCATTTGTTTTTGATGTTATCGGACTATGATCATCAAGTTGTACAAGAAGCCGTCCAGTTGAGACGGTTTGTTACAAATAAACTGATAGAAGATGCAGGATTATCAGATCCAAGACACAGATTAAAAGCATTAGAGCTACTAGGTAAGATAAGTGATGTAGGTTTATTCTCAGAGAAAACAGAAATTACTGTTAAGAACTTAAGCCCAGAAGATTTGCAAACACAAATTAAAAATAAACTGTTTAAAATTCTTGGTAAGACAGCAGCTATTGATACATCATTTGAAATTATCGATGCAATTAATGTAACAGAATCAAAAGAATAATATGCCTATAGATATATCAGGCATCACTGATGCTGACTTAGATACAGCGTTAGCTAATATAGGAGTATTACCTCAGAGGGAACAACAACAGTTACTTGCTGAATTAGATGAGTTAGAAAAAACTCAAGCAATAGAAAAAAGACAAGGAACATTTTTAGAATTTATTGACCATGTATATCCAGGGTATAAGGTAGGTAATCATCATCGTAGACTTGCTAAAATATTTGAAGATATTGCAAACGGAAAAAAGAAACGAGTTATTGTTAATATTGCTCCGAGGCACGGGAAGAGTGAGCTTATCTCTTATCTTGCTCCAGCCTGGTTCCTTGGGAAATACCCTAATAAGAAAATTATTATGGCATCGCATACAGCCGACTTGGCAGTTAATTTTGGACGTAGGGTACGTAACCTTGTTGGGTCTGATGCTTATAAAGATGTATTCCCTGATGTAGAATTACAAGCAGATAGTAAATCTGCAAGTAGATGGGGAACAAATTATAATGGAGAATACTTTGCTATTGGTGTTGGTGGTGCCCTCGCTGGTCGCGGGGCTGATTTGTTTATCATTGATGATCCACATTCCGAGCAAGACGCCAAGTTGGGACGAGCGGATGTTTTTTTGCCTGCTTGGGAGTGGTTTCAGTCTGGTCCAATTCAACGTCTTATGCCTGGGGGCGCGATCATTGTTGTAATGACTAGGTGGTCTAAGCTAGACTTGACCGGCCAAATAGTTAACCAAATGATAAAGCAAGACGGCGTTGATGATTGGGAAGTCGTTGAATTTCCAGCAATTATTGAAAACAAAGCAGGAGAAGAAGAAAGTCTTTGGCCTGAGTTCTGGCCACTAGAAGAACTACAATCTAAGAAAGCTTCACTAGATGTACGATACTGGAACGCTCAATACTTACAGAACCCAGTCTCAGAAGAAGGTGCCCTTATCAAGCGAGAGTGGTGGAAGATATGGGAGGACGAAGTGCCACCAAGTTGTGAGTTTACAATCATGTCTCTTGATGCTGCACAAGAAGCCAATACGAGAGCCGATTATAATTCGTTAACTACGTGGGGTGTCTTTTTTAACGAAGAGACCAATAATTATAATATAATACTATTAAATGCTATTAAGGAAAGACTAGAGTTCCCTGAGTTAAAAGAGTTAGTCTTACGTGAGTATAAGGAATGGGAACCCGACGCACTCATAGTAGAAAAGAAATCTAACGGAGCCGCACTCTATCAGGAGATGAGGAGGATGGGTATTCCGCTAGGGGAATTTACACCTGGAAAAGGTCAAGATAAGATTAGCCGCGTTAACTCCGTGGCAGATCTCTTCAGATCTGGTATAGTATGGGCTCCTGATAAACGTTGGGCTCACGAGTTGATTGAGGAATGTAATGACTTCCCATCAGGTGCAAACGATGACCAAGTGGACTCAACCACTATGGCGTTAATGAGATTTAGACAAGGTGGGTTCATAAGATTACCTAATGATGAGCCTGAAGATATACCAGGGTTTAGAAGTTCTAGAAATAAGTTGTATTTAGTTTAAGGATAAACATATGGCAATAGAAAAAGGTTTAAGTCAAGCTCCTCAAGGATTACAAGAATTAGCTGCAGATCAAAGCGCACTTGCCATTGAGATTGAGAATCCAGATTCAGTTACATTAGATGATGGCAGCATGGAGATTACCATTACTCCAGGTAAAGAAGTTGATGATGAGTTTAATGCCAACTTAGCAGAAGATATGGATGATGGTCAGTTGACAGAGTTGTCAGGTGATTTGATTGGTGAATTTGATGCAGATATTAATTCAAGAAAAGATTGGCTTACTACCTATGTAGATGGTCTAGAACTATTAGGTCTTAAAGTAGAAGATAGAACAGAACCATGGCCAGGTGCATGTAATGTGTACCATCCACTCATGACTGAAGCGCTAGTGAAGTTCCAAGCAGAAACGATGATGGAAACTTTCCCAGCTGCAGGTCCTGTCAAAACAATTATCGTAGGTAAACAAACTCCAGAAAAAGATGCAGCAGCATTAAGAGTTAAAGAGGATATGAACTATCAGCTTACTGACTTCATGCCTGAGTATCGTCCTGAACATGAAAGAATGTTGTGGGGACTAGGGCTTGCTGGTAATGCGTTCAAGAAAGTATATTACGATCCGAACTTAGCACGTCAAGTGTCTATGTATGTTCCAGCAGAAGATATTGTAGTTCCATATGGTGCGTCATCATTAGAAATGGCAGAACGTGTAACTCACGTCATGCGTAAGACTAAAAATGAGTTACGTAAACTTATGGTGGCTGGCTTCTACAAAGATGTAGATTTAGGTGAACCGTTCCTAGATGTTGATGAAGCAGAGAAAAAGATTGCTGAGAAGATGGGCTTCAACCCAACGGAAGATGATCGCTATAAGATTTTAGAAATGCATGTTAACTTGGATCTTGAAAATGGAGATTCAGAAGACGGCATAGCATTACCATATATTGTAACCATTGAAAAAGGTACAGGTACCATACTTGCTATTAGACGCAACTGGAATCCTGATGATAAGTTAAAAGCTAAACGCCAACACTTTGTTCATTATGGTTACATTCCAGGCTTTGGCTTTTATTGCTTTGGCTTAATCCATTTGATAGGTGCCTTCGCAAAATCAGGTACTATGATCTTACGTCAACTTGTAGACGCAGGTACTCTATCGAACTTACCAGGCGGTATGAAGTCAAGAGGACTTCGTATCAAAGGTGATGATACTCCTATTGCTCCAGGTGAATGGCGTGACGTTGATGTACCATCAGGTGCTATCCGCGATAACATCTTACCGTTGCCATATAAAGAGCCTTCACAAGTTCTTAATCAGTTAATGAATCAAATCATTGAAGAAGGTAGAAGATTTGCTTCTGCTGCAGATATGAAAGTATCTGATATGAGTGCAAACTCACCAGTAGGTACTACATTAGCAATTCTTGAAAGAACTCTAAAAGTAATGTCAGCTGTTCAAGCGCGTATCTACTATGCGATGAAACAAGAGTTTAAATTACTTAAAGGCATTATTAGAGACTACACTCCAAAAGAATATTCATATGAACCAGATATTGGTGACAGACGTGCTAAACAATCAGATTATGATAACTGTGATGTTATACCTGTATCAGATCCTAACGCAGCTACCATGTCACAAAAAGTTGTGCAGTATCAAGCAGTTATGCAAATGGCACAACAATATCCACAAATCTATGATTTACCAGAATTAAATCGTCAAATGCTTGAAGTATTAGGCATTAAGAATATTGGTAAATTAGTTCCGACAGCAGAAGATAAGAAACCTAAAGATCCTGTTTCAGAAAATATGGATATTATTAATATGAAACCGGTTAAAGCATTTATATATCAAGATCATCAAGCTCACTTAGCTGTTCATATGGCTGCCATGCAGGATCCAAAACTTATGCAAATGATGAGTCAAAATCCTCAAGCACAAACAATTCAAGCTGCAGCATTAGCTCATATTAATGAACATATTGCGTTTGAATATAGAAAACAAATAGAAGAGCAATTAGGTGTTCCATTACCACCACCTGATGAAACGCTTCCTGAAGATGTTGAAGTAGAGTTATCTAGATTGACTGCTGCTGCAGCTCAAAAACTTTTACAAAAAGATCAATCAGAAATGCAACAGCAACAAGCGCAACAACAACAGCAAGATCCGTTGGTTCAAATGCAACAACAAGAACTACAACTTAAAGCGCAAGACTTACAAATTAAAGCTCAAAAAAATCAAGCAGATATTCAACTTGAACAACAAAAACTTGAACTTGAAAAAGAAAAGCTTGCATCTCATGAAAGAATTGCTGGAGCACAAATTGGGGCTAAATCAACTCTTGATAAAGAAAAATTGCAGACAGATCAAACATTACAAGGTGCACGTATTGGAATGGAAGCAACCTTTAAGAAGAAAGAAATGGAACATAGAAAACAAGAAATGGCTATAAATGCTGTTGATAAATTGATGGACCATGGACATAAACATGCAGATAGACAAGTACAAAAGGAACTAAGTCAACTAAAACCACAGGAGTAATAAATCATGGATCAAACGCTAGAGCTATTATTGTCTCGAATAGAGGATCAGCGCAAAACAGTTTTAAATAATTTAGGAGACGGAGCAGCAAAAGATTTTGCTTCGTACCAAAATATGGCAGGATATATTCGAGGTCTATCCGTTGCTGAAGGCTTAATAAAAGACCTTGCACAAAGAATGGAGACATACGACGATGAGTGATCAAATACTCACAATGAATAAAAATCTGTTAGATGCAAATGGTCGACCGATTGTTATTCCAACGCTAGACGCAGTAGACGCAGAAGATATACCAATTGAAGAAAGAGGCTTACAGCTTCCAGAACCAAAAGGATATAAAATTTTATGTGCTATTCCTGACGCTTCAGAAACATATAAAGGCGGTATTGTAAAAGCAGATTCAACTAAAACTGTAGAAGAACATTCAACTGTAGTTTTATTTGTAGTTAAAGTAGGTGATTTAGCTTATAAAGATGAGACTAGATTTCCTACAGGTCCATGGTGTAAAGAGGGTGATTTTGTTCTAACACGTGCATATGCAGGTACTAGATTTAAAATCCACGGAAGAGAATTCCGCATTATTAACGACGATACAGTTGAGGGGGTTGTTCAAGATCCTCGCGGCTACACTCGCGCATAAGGAGTAATATATGGCTGAGCAAAAAGAAACAGAGATAGTATTTGAATATCCTGATGATATGGATATACCAGGCACTACAGGTAATAAACTTACTGATGAAAAAGAAGTAACACTAAAAGAAGCTGAACCTAAAAAAGAAGTTAAAGTACAAGCAAAAGAAGATGACTTTGATCTTGAAATTGAAGACGATACTCCAGTTGCTGATAAAGGTAAAGAACCCTTACCTAAAGAAAAAGTAGAAGAATTAGAAAATGACAATTTAGAAGATTATTCTGAAAGAGTCAAACAACGTATGGCTCAGCTTAAAAAAGTTTGGCATGACGAAAGACGTGCTAAAGAAGCTGCTGACCGCGAACGTGAAGAAGCAATTAAGTATGCAAAACAAATTACCGATGAGAACAAAAAGTTAAAATCAACTTTAAGTTCAGGTGAAGAAGAATATGTTAAGGCAGTAAGTAATTCATTAGAACATCAGTTGTCTATTGCTAAACGTGATTATCGTGAAGCATATGATGCTGGCGATACTGATAAAATTATTGAAGCTCAATCTAAGATGAACGATGCTCAAATGCGTTTATCTCAAATGCAACATTATAAGCCTCAGTATAAAAATACTTTACAAGAACCTGAAAAAGATGTATATATACAAGAAACTAGACCTCAAGTACCAAAGCCAGATTTAAGAGCTTTAAATTGGCAAGAAAAAAATGACTGGTTTGGTAAAGACGAAGAAATGACTAGTCTTGCTTTAGGGGTACATGAAAAATTAGTTAGGAGTGGGATTGATCCTTCTTCTGACGAATATTATCGTCGTATTGATAGTACGATGCAGAAACGATTCCCAGAAAACTTTGGGGATGCAACGCTAGACGAGGACCAACCCGCCCAGCGCACTAAACCTTCGAATGTTGTTGCTCCGGCCACGCGTAGTACCGCGCCTAAAAAAGTACGATTGACGAAGACACAAGTAGCGTTAGCTAAGAAATTTGGGCTAACACCGGAACAATATGCAAGAGAAACTTTAAAATTGGAGAACGCAAATGGATAATAATAGAATAGATCGTGAACAAGATACAAGAGATGATTTTCAAAGACCTGATAGCTGGAAACCTGCATCATTACTACCTGAGTTTAAAAAGGTACCTGGTTGGGCTTATCGATGGATTCGTACTAGTGTCATGAACGAGGCTGATAATCTAAATGTATCCTCCAAAATGCGTGAAGGATGGGAACCCGTTAAATTAGCGGACCACCCTGAAATGAAATTAATGGTCGACCAAAACTCTCGCTTCAAAGAAGGCGTTGAAATTGGTGGATTATTACTTTGCAAGATCCCAGAGGAGTTTGTTGCACAACGTAAGGCTCATTATGCTACACAAGCAAAACAACAAGCCGATGCAGTTGATAACAGCTTCTTAAAACAAAGTGATGCTCGTATGCCTCTGTTCGCAGAGTCAAAATCTACGACATCCTTTGGTAA